TCCGCCATTAGAACCCCCATTAGAGTTCCCATTCCCATTTCCATTGCCATTCTGGTTATCTGCATCTTCAGTGTCTTCCTTTTCTTCTCCTTTACGCAACCAACCACCAAGACCTACACGATATCCTGTAGGAATTCGCTTACATTTTTTATCCTTATAGCAGTAGTAATAACCCTGCTTACACTTCTTCATTTTTATTGTCTGCGTTATTACTATTTAGAAAACCTTGTTTCAGCATTTTTTGAAGATCCGAAGTTGATCCAACAAAAACTGCGTTATTAGTTACATTATTAGTTGTTTTTGTTGTTACTTCTTCAACATCTTTCAGTTTTTTCTGCAGATCTATTAATTTATCTGTAGTATCAGCAACACTTTTAATCAATTGTCCGGCAACTTCATATGCTCTAGGACTGGCACCTTCGCCAGCAACTTCCATAATCCCGTTAATTGCTTCTTGTCCCTTTTCAATTAGAGAGTACAAATTTGCTCTGGTATATTCATAATCTTTTCTAACATCAGTTGGTTTATTTTCCAACTTTTCAGAAATTTTTAAATCTGATGAAGACTTGGTGTCAACGATTTGACTCTCTACATTTAGAGCTTCATCTATAGCGTCATAATTATCACTCATAAAAATCAGATGTCAGTTTGTCTTGTTGGACTATATTTTTTAGAATCTGTGAAGAAATCTACTGTTTCGCTAAATCCAAAATCATCATCAGGTCCAGCAGTGCTTGGATCTGGAGTAACAGTATATCTGATAGATCTTTTTGCTTTTTGTGTATCAACACCATCATGTTGATCAACAATAACCTTTTTAATTAATCCATCAGTGGATTCTGCAACAGGTCCGAAGAGATAAGTCTTTGCGGTGAATTGTAATGTATATATTAGAGCTCTTCTTGTACTAAAATCTCCCTCATAATCATCTTGAAATCCTATAGAATTCAAAATAATAGGAATATCTTTCTTCTCTCCAATAGAACTAATTAAATCTACCGTAACATTAAATGATGGTTGAAAATATGGCAAAATTTGTTCTATGATTTGAAGAGAATCTTCATTCAATTTACTTAAAATATTGAGTTCAAAATTAATATTATATGGAACAGGCATATAAACTTTTTTCATATTCGTCCCATCAGATGCCTTAAATGTAGAAGTAACTGAAGTTTTTCTTGTGGCATCATAATTAAGACCCGTCATTTCAAATGACATTCTTGGGAGTGTAATCTGAACTGGTTTGTTTAAATCTGTTTGTTGATCAATTCTCGCCAAGAATTTTTGCACTGGTGCATATGCTAAAGGAACTTTCATATCACTTAGAGTTCCACCGGAACTATTTTCGTGCTGGATATGAATATCATTAAACAATGTTCCAAATGCAACAATTGTTTTTCTAATTATTTCGTGATAATAGTAAGTTCCTAGCATTAGTAAGTTCCAAAGGGATTAGATTCTGTAAAGTCTAGAATTGAATCCGCTTCAGATTCAATATCCAAGTTATCTTGGTATTTATCATTGATGGTTTCATTTTCTGTAGAGGATCTGAATGCATAAACCGCATTAGAATCTGCTCCTGTTATAACTTCCCCATCGGTGAATGTTCCAGAAACATTACCAACACGTAATATGAGATCATCCTTACTCCAATTTCTAACTCTTCCGGTAGCACCTGAAGTTCCTCCAGTAACTTTTTCTCCAAGTTCAAATGTTCCAATTCCGGATACAGATAAACCTTCTGGATCAGATATAGTTACAGTAGGTGCTACAGTATATCCTGCACCAGGATTTATAATTCTTAGAGAATCTACAGTATTGAATCTAGAAGGAATGTTTCCAGAATAAAGAATTGAATTTGCTGTTGCTGTTGTTCCAGATCCTGGTCCTGCTATGGTTACAGTTGGTGCTGCAACATAATTAGATCCAGATCCAAAATTATCTATTGCTAGAGAAATAACGCCAGTAATACCAACACCAACAGAACAAGTTGCGGCAGCACCTGTACCTCCACCACCACTTATTGTAATTGTGGGAGATACAGTATATCCAGCACCAGCATTAGTTAAAAGTATCTGATCTATTGATTTGCGACCAGAAACAGTTTTTAATGTTGCTACAGCACTGGCATTAGTTCCACCAGCTGGTGCGGCAGTTATTGCAATATTTGGAGCAGAAGTGTAATTATATCCATCATCATTTATGAATATTTCTCTAATGTAACCAGTTCCAATTGTTGCAGTTGCAGTTGCAGTTGTTCCTGCAGAAACTAAAGTAAGGTCTACAAGATATCCCTGGTCGTCAATCAATTCATCAATATCAGTTATATTTGTATCAATAATTTCATTCCCATACTCGAATAATTCACACTTTAATTCGTAAGTATAGTTCTTATTTAATTGATAAAAGGGACTTTCATGCTCTACAAATTTAATTTCAAACAATCTTGATGATAATGGAAAATATATTAAATCTCCTTCTTTAGGTCTAGTACTTATGCTTACTGTAGCACCATCATCATAATTTGGATCATCTTCTAAAGCATCAAGTCTACCAATCAAAAATGGTGAAATAAAATCTTCAAATCTTTCTTTTGAAATAGTTAAAGTTATTTCGTCCCTTAAAGAAATGCCAAATTTTGTCATAAGATCTCCTTGACCTGTATGACCCTCATAAGTATTTAAATATGCCTCTAGAATAAAATTATCATCAAATTTTGATGATTGCACTTCATTGAGCACATCATCAGTATCAATCAGTTTTCTGGGAATGTAAGTGATATCCATCCCAAACATTCTAATATGTTCATTTATTAAATCCTGAACAAGAAATTGCTCACTAGAAGTTCCGTGAAGAAAGAAGGGATTAAGTGCCATTATCCAATAAGATCTAAGGGTGGTAATTCATGCTCTAGAGACATAGTTTGCTTCAATTGATCTATTTCCCTTTCGGCATCTTCATATAGTTCTCTGCCATTCAGTTCTATCCCGCCAGGAAGTTTAACCCCTCTAAATTTAATTAAATTTTGACCCCATTGTCTTTTGATAAGAGCAGTTAAGTATTTCTTCAAGAAAGAATCATTATAAATTTGCGTAAATGAAGTAGGATCTAATGCTCTATAACAATCGATGACAAAATAAGTATCTTTAGTTTGAGATGCCCAATCAATATCGAGATATAATCTATCTTGCCTTTTATTGAATCTAATTTGTTTATCAGTTGTTAGTAAGTAATCTATATCTTCCAAATATGTTTTTACCATAGAATACTGCATCAATTCAACAGAGTTGAAATAATACATATCATTTAAAAACAGTTGGTATTTAATACTGAACATTCCTCCCGAAATTGAACTAGTATCAAATTTAAATATTTTTTCAATTCCAATTACTGAATCAGGAACCTGAATGTAATTTGAGTTTTCATAAAAACTGAAAGTAGTTGCAGATCCAACTATTGTAGATGTTCCTGTTGTAGTTACAATACCAACTCCGCTAGTCCCAGTTGCTTTTCCTCTATCAATATCATCTTGACTAATTTTATATTTTAAATACATTCTTTCGACACCATCAAAGTGTCTTTCTTGAAAATATTGTACAGCATCATCAACCAGATCATCGATCTGGTCATCATCAACATTTATCTCCAATACCGGAGCACCAAGTCTTCTAAGGCAATAATCAATTAATTCTTGTCTGGTTGTTGGTTTTGCCATATTTATGCTCCTTTGAATTTATTTATCAAAAGGTTCCTCCATCTATAACTGAAGACCATTTAGGAACTCCAGAAGAGTTTGTTGTAAGAATAAGATTAGTTTCAGTAATAGTTTCTGTAGTGTCACTGGTAGCACTTACTAATTTTCCACTATTATTAAAATATGCAATTCCATTAGGACCATCAAAATCATCAGTATCATAATAAAGACCTTCAGTAACAGTTACTATACCAGTTACATTAAGAGTATTTGTAAAAGTAGATACTCCAACAACATATAAATTGTTTGTTGAAGTTATTCCAGAAATAAATGAATTTCTGGAAATATATAAATCTCTCCACTTTTTACTTTCCTTTCCTAAATCATATAAATTTGATTCATTAGGAACTAAATTGGATATAAATTCTCCACTTACATTAATATCATCAGTATTTTCATCCCCAAGATTTATAGTTCCTCCTTTGAAAGTTGCTTGCCCTATAAATGTAGAAACA